GGAACCAATTCAAAATAGTGGTAAAACTTATAGTTCATCATCAACTATTCTTTCTGCAAACCCAACTAATAATCTGTGGTATAGAGTTGTAAATATTGATACAGGAGGAACAACAGTTACACTTGATAGACCTTCTCCAGATTTTGGAGGAATTGCCACACCTCAAAAAGTTAACATCTATTTCTATCCATTTAATGGAGTTGAAACTTATTATGGCTCTGCTGCAACAGTCAATACTCAAGTTTGGAACATGAATATAATTAGAACAAGTTCTGTTGAGGGTACTGATTCATCAATGAGTGGCTATACTACATATGGCTCCATTCAATATAACGGAACAAAGCAATATCTTGGATTTTATGATGAAACAAGACAAATTTGGTGTTGTTCATTATACTAATGAATATACAGGAAATACATATGCAGAGCAATTGGTAGAAAAAACTGTTAGTTGTTGATATTCCAAATGTTATGTGGCATAGAACAGCTGCTTCAGCTGGACAAGCAACTACTTTTGGGATTAAACTTCAAGACTACGCTGGTTCATCTATTTTTGATAGTATCGCTCAAACAACTTATAGAGAACTTAGAGATGGAACAACAACAAGCGATTATGTTGTAGGTAGAGTTTATCATAAACTTAAAATGATTGTGATAACTGACCCAGAACTGTTAACAGCTCTTACATATAAATCAAATAGAAGTTATACACTTCCTAAATTAAACCTTGATACATCATCAGTTCCTAATGCACCATTAGATAACACAAATACAAATGGTATTCTTGAAACTGGTTATACTTATTTTGTAACATACATTCCAGAAAGCGAGGCTTATGCTTCAGGAACCTCTCTTGGATACCCTAAAACTCTTCCTTGTCAATATATAAGTAGGATTGATGGTTCTGTAGATTCATCTGGAAATGCTCAATATCTTAGAGCTTTCTTTAATACATCTTTCTTCCCTTACTTAAGAAATTCATCTGGCATGGATTCTTTATCAGGAACAGGATGGAATGCTAATAAGATTCAACTATTAATTAACAAAGTGAATTTAACAACAAGTCCAGATGTTGATGTTAATACTATACCAACAGATGGATGGAGACGTATTTCATCTGGAGGAACTGGTAACGGAGTTTATACAGGTGCTACTGGAAATCTTACAATCGACCCTTCAAATCTTGCAGGATTTCAATTTATAGTTTCTCAAGAAGATTACGATAGTGGTTCAACTTATGTATTAGAAAGTGATTTTACTGATAATAATGATGTTAATCTAACTGGATTAACATTTGGTAACGAATCATTTTTCTTTGGAAATATAACAACAGCAATTATGGCCACTACATTTAAGTCAACAATGACAGTTGCTGCACCAGACCAAAATTTTAATTCATCAAATAATCAAAGCTTTGATGGAGGATTAGATACAAACACATATATAACAGAAGTCGGAATTTTGAATAATAATGATGTTCTTGTTGCTGTAGGTAAACCAACTTACCCAATTAAGAAAAATACTTCAAGATACTTAGCCTTCCAATTAGAAATAGATTTTTAATTTTTTTTAATTGAGATATTTATAATAAAAACAAAAAGAAATGGGATATATACCTTCAGCATCATCAGTTTATGCAGTTGCCTACTTGACAGATATAGGCAGAGAATATTTGTTTAATGAAAATAACAATAGATTTGACTCAAATGGAGATGATTTATTTGAAATTACGAAATTTACTCTTTCTGATACAGATATTAATTATAAAACTCCTGTATTATTAGAAACAGGTGAAATTCCAGATATAACTGGAAAATCTGAAAGATGTCTTAAGACTACTGCAAACTATGTTCAAAAAAACTTGCTTGCATTTGTATTTGATGATACTCCTACAAATGTTGAATATACAACAGACCTTAGCGGAACTCCTCCTCAATTAATAATTGAAGAATCAAATATTCCTGATATTTCTCCTGGAGAAAACCCTCTTTCAACAGGAAGTTCAGGAACACCAACTCAATCATTTTAAAATTTAGATAATTATGGCAACAGCAAATCAAAACCCAGCAAATATAGCAATAGCTGAAGTAGTTAATTTTACAACTACAGACCTTAATAGTTCACAACAATTTATTGAGCCGCATACAGTATCTGGACCAAACGGTTCTTTTAATGTTCCTCTTAATGCTGTTCCTATTTCTGGAAATAAAGTGGTGATTCCTTTGACTACAAATACAGCACAAGGAGCAAAACTACTTAAAACTTCATATGCCTCAACCAAATTCAAGTAAGTTTTATATAACATATGCTGTAAAGAATAATTCTTATGCAGATGGTTATTACGACTATCAAACAGGAATACCATCTCAATATAGAACAGACCTTAGAAATTTTATTCTTGATGCAGCGCAATCTATACCTCAATTTCCAACATCAATTACTAAAACATTAGTATTCTCTGTTTATGGATTAGACACAAATCAAGTTTCATCAGCAATACAATATAAAGTTATTTTTTCTGCAACATTCGGAACACCAAAAAAAACGGGAGTATAAATAAATTAAAAAACAAAAATAATGGCTAATATACCTTATAAAAATATCACAAGCTTAATTTCTACAAGACAAGAAGATGTTACATTTAAAACTGTTAATAACAGTGGTCTTACATTTACTCTTTGTGACAGAACAGATTTAACAAGTAAGGAGGCTAACTACTTCGTTTCATTTAGAATGCCTCACGAGGAAGGAGCACTTGATACAGGTTCTACCTTATCACTTCAAAACCCACAACTTCAACAATTAAATGTTGATAAAATGGTTATTTCTCCAATACCAAGAAGCTTTTATAATGAATTGATAGATGGTAGAAGTATTACATTTACTGTTCCTCAGCTTAGCGGAACATCTTCTACATCTGCTATCACAGTTGTATCATCTACATATAGCCAGCTTACAAAATCTCAAAACTCAACACTTTTTGGAAATAATGTAGCATTTTTATTCTCAGATGATATAAACCTTCCATATACTGGAACAACAAATTCACAAGCTAATTCTAAGGCATCTCAAACAACTTGGAATGTATCTCCTTTTACAAGTAGACCTGCTGCAACATCTTATTCTGATTTAGCAGCAGCTGATATTAATACCGACCAGAGGCCTTGGTCTGAAGTAAATTTAGCTGTTTCTGTTTTAGAGAAATATCCTACAAGTACAAACCAAGGATATAATTATGATATTCCTATTGGATTTGCAGCTCTTGATAAAGGATTTATGGTGTTAACACATCCAGATATTGTTGATAATATTCCTTGGACTCAAGGAAAGAAATTAATTACAAATGCCTCAAATGTAGGAGCAACTTCTGCAACTACAAATATTTACTTTACTGGCTCATCTGTTTCTCAAGTTACATTTAATGATATTAATATTAATTTTAGAACTTCAGTGGTTTGTCTCGCACTTCCAACTGAATTTGTATTTTCTACAAACCCTTCTTGGAACCTTTTATTTAACTTACAAGAACTTCAAAATCAAACAAATGGTTTCGATTCAGTTCAAGTTACTGAGATTGGACTATATAATAAAAATAACGAACTTATTGCTGTATCTAAGATGGACTAGACCAATTGAAAAGACATATACAAATTTGATAACCTTCAATTTGGATATTGATGTGTAAATCCTTGATTATCAGTTAGTTATGACTGGAATTTACAAAATAAAAAACATGATTAATGGCAGGATTTATATAGGTTCTGCCATTAATTTTCCAAGACGTGTGACTCAGCATGTAAGCTCATTAAACACAAACAAACATCACTCAAAGTATTTGCAAAATTCATGGAACAAATATGGTGAGCACAATTTTATCTTTGGGTTGATAGAGCAGGTTGAAGACTCTGGAGAGTTAATAGTTCGTGAACAATATTGGATGGATACATTGAATCCTGAGTATAACATTTGCCCAACCGCAGGTTCAAGGCTTGGTTCAAAATCTACAGCAGAAACTAAAGCAAGGATAAGTAAAAATAACGCTAAGTATTGGCTTGGTAAATCCATACCAGAAGATGTAAAGAAGAAAATGAGCGAATCAAGTAAGGGTTGTGCTCATTCTAAGTCTACCAAGAAAAAGATTAGCGAGGCTACCACTGGAGAGAATCATCCAATGTATGGGAAAAAGCATTCAGCTTCTGCAAAGACAAAGATGGCTAAAGCTAAATCTAAACCAATTGAGCAACATACTTTGGATGGAGAATTTGTTAGAGATTGGCCAAGCGGTAAGGAAGTTCAAAATGAACTTGGATTTAGTCAAGGAAATATTAATAAAGTTTGTCTTGGCAAGTATAAGCAAGCCTATGGATTTATCTGGAAGTTCAAATAATATCTCATAATGTTTATGATGATGAGTTTTCTAAGTTTAAAGGAAAAAATAAACTGCTTGTTACATCTAAAATCCCAAAGCATTTAAACTACATTGATGTTGGTGCTACAGTTGCTCATGGAATTGTTTCATCAGAAGATGAACTAAGATTACTAAAAGGAGTTCCACTTGAGGTGATTTCAATAAACTTTAATGGTGAAGAGTTTAATTTCGAAAATAAGAATCTAACTTCTTAGTCTAAATTATTATAATGAAAGAGCTCCTTGATATTATCAAGGAGTTTTTTTATATTTTAAAAAACGAAATTATGATTTTAGCATTAGATGTATCAACAAGCTGTATAGGCTACGCTTTATTTAGCAAAAATGGAGAAGAGTTAATGGAATTGAACTATGTAAAGTTTAGAACAAAATTAAGCCTATTCGAAAAACTTACAGAGTTTAAAAAGAGGATGAAATTCCTTGAGGAGTCAGATATTCAGCATATAGTTATTGAGGAACCTCTTAAGAAATTCGCAGGAAAATTTTCCAGTGCAACTACAATTGCTCTTCTTAATTTTTTTAATGGAATGATTAGTGCAAGCGTATATGAAACATTTGGAGTTGAACCGATTCATTATAACGTTAATACAGCAAGAAAGACTGCGTTTCCAGAATATAAAGCAAAAAAGAGTAGCAATGAGAATAAACATCAAGTGTGGACTCTTGTTCGAGAAAGAGAGCCTCATATTGTTTGGAAATATGGACCAAAGAGTAGAAAGCTTGTTGTTGAGAATTATGACATGTGCGATAGCTATATTATAGGATTGTGCCATATCAACATTATGAAGGAGCAAAAAGCTAAATAAAATGAATAAAAATATATTTGCACCAAGAAAAAATTTAGTTGAAAGATATTCTTTAGAAGGGATAGCTAAATCAAGAGGTATTTCAGTAGAAGAATTCAAAAAACAAATTGAGGAAGAAAGACAAATGAAAGAAGGTTTGATTCAAAAATATCTTGATAAAGGATATACACAAGAACAAGCTAAAACAACCGCTCTAAGAATTATGTATATACCAGGATTTTCTGGTTCAACATTTAGAGATTAATCCAACTCCATATATCCTTCACCATAATTTCTTGCCAAACTCACTGTAATTCGCTATATTTGCAATATGGAGAGCAATAATGATTATGCAATAGTACAAATATTACAAAATTTTTTGGGAAAACCAAAAGGAAGTGATGATTCCAATAAGGAACAATGGCAATTTAATTGTCCATCCACAACATCTAAGTGTAGACATGATATAGACAAATTCAATCTTGAGTATAATTCCAAAAAGAAGATGTTTAAGTGTTGGAAATGTCAACCAAAATACTATGGTTATGTTACAAGACTTGTTGAAGATTATGGTTCACCTAATGATATTAAAAACATTAAATTACTACTTCCTCATGATAATATAAAAAATCTCCAAAACCAAAGTTTTAATAAACCAAAAGTTGACCATCACAAAATTACATGTAAACTTCCAGAGGGATATTTTCCTCTTGGTAGAAATAGAAACACAAATTTATATAAGCTTGCTTGGAACTATTTGGTTCATGATAGAAAAGTAAGCCCATCTATTATTGATAAATATGAAATTGGATATACAGAGACTGGAAATAGAAGATTTAGAATTATTATACCATCTAAGAATGCTCTTGGAAACTTTAATTATTATGAAGCAAGGTCTTATATGAAGGACCCAAAAATACCATACATTAAACCAAAATCTTCTGAAGTTAAAAAGAGTGATATTATATTTAATGAAAATTTTATTAATTGGGACTTGCCAATTTTCCTTGTTGAAGGGCCTTTTGATATGTTCCGTGTTCCCCAATTCAATTCCAATTCTTGGAAAAGAAATATCAGAGCTTTTAATACAAGAGTTACTTAAGCATAATGCTACAGTTATACTTTGCTTTGACCCAGATGCAATAGATACGTTGGTTGAAGAATATACTAAGCTTTATTCTTTAGGTTTAAATGTTTTTTTCGTAGATTTAGGAGAATACAATAAGAACTTCGTAGAGCAAAACTTCCCAAAAATTAAGGGAGAAAAAAAAGAGAAAATGTTGGGTAGAGACATTTCCAGAATTTTCGAAGAGACAGGAAAAGAAGAAGTCGCCAAAGCTTTAAAAAACATTAAAAGACTTGATATATCTATGCAGGTCACAAAAAAATTAAAAGATGAATAACGAAAATATACGAAAGAGAGTTAATGACATCTATGCTGCAATGGATACATTAAACGAAAAATTAAGAGAACTTAGGGAGAATTGTCCTCACACAAGCGAAAGCATCCAAGATTATACTTGGGGACCTGGTAGATATTCTAAGGTGAGAGTATGTGATTTTTGTGATGAACATCTTGGAAGTTCAGAATTTGAAATAGAAAAAGAAGAAAAATAATATTATAAATTAGTTTTTAAAAAAGATTTAAACAAATTATGAAAATCGCACACCTTGCAGACATCCAGATACGGNTTGGGTCCAGACATGATGAATATAGACAAGTATTTGAGAGGCTTAATGAAGACCTTAAAAAACAGAAACCAGATAGAATTTATATAGCTGGTGACCTTGTACATCATAAAATTAATATGTCACCAGGTTCATTTAATTTATTAGCAGAGTTCTTAATTAATTTATCCAAAATTGCTCCAACAGATGTGATACTTGGAAATCATGACCTTAACCTTCAACAACTTGAACAAGGTGATGCAATTTCTCCAATGTTTTATGTTGCAAACTTAATTGAAGAAGGAGATAAGAAAAGAACATATGTTGTAACTAACAAAAATAAAGATGAGATAGATTATAATCAAAATGCTGTTTATTATTATCCAGAATCAGGGTTTTATAATATAAGAGAAGAACTTGTCTATGGAGTTTATTCTTGTAAGGATAATGAAATTCTAAGTTTAGAAAAAAAGGAAGAAGGAAAGAAATATATTGCAATGTATCACGGACCTGTTTTCGGCTCAAGAGGTGATAATGGATATGAGATGCACGGAGATAATTTGATGAGACAAAGCACATTCAATAATTTTGATATGGTTATGCTCGGAGATATTCACGAGTATCAAACGTTTAGAGATGATGAAACTATTGCATACGCTGGTTCTTTAATCCAGCAAAATTTTGGAGAGTCAATTGATAAGGGATACCTTATGTGGGATACAGAAGATTGTACTCACGAGAGAAAATTTATAATTAATGATTATGGATTTGCTAAGATTGATATTGCTAAGGGAGAAGATGTTGAAGAACGTATCAATCATATTAAATTTAGCAACAACAAGAGGAAGACAAAAGTATACATTACATGGGAAGATTATGAAGAAAACTTTTCTATTGAGAAGGAGAATCAAATTAAGAGACTTGTAAAGGACAAATATGGATGCGAAAGTGTAAGAATAGAATTTAAAGATATAAAAAGGGATGTTACGGATATTGAGGAAGAAAGTTCTCAAGTATATATGTTTGAAGATATATTTAAAGAGTGGGTTAAAGAAGGGGAATTTAATATAGATGATGAACTTATGAAAGAACTTCTTGACTTTTCAAAGCATGTAGATGAAACTCTCGAAATAGATGAATCAAAATATAATCTTATTAATGACTGGGACCTTAATTCAATTGAAATAAGCAATGTGCTTTCATTTGATAAGAAGCCTATTAAAATTGACTTTAACAAGATAACTGGTCTTACTGGAATTTTCGGAAAGAACTTCAATGGAAAGTCCAATGTTGTTAAAGCCCTTGTCTGGGGTCTTTATGAAGAAATTCTTGGAGCATCTCAGGGCGATTCAAAATATTTGGTAAACATCTATACTGATTCAAATGTTGGATATGTTACAGAATACTTAACTATTAATGGAGAGAAATATCGAATTATTCGTAAGATTACAACAAAAAATGGAAAAAATACATTTAACACAAAGTATGAGAAGCTTGTAAAGGAATATGATGATGGAGTTTTTATTGAAGAAAAGTGGAATGATAAAATATCTGATAGAAAAACTGCTGAACAAAAAGAGGTTAAACAACTTGTTAAAGATGCAATTGGAATTTTCGATGACTTCACAAAAACGTCTCTTCAGGCTCAAGGTGGAGCTGGAAACTACCTTAGCCAACAGCAACAACCAAAGAATAATTTAATCAGTAGATTTCTTGGTCTTGAAACATACAAGGAAAGACATGACTATGCAAAAACTTTCTTTAATGATGTAAAGCGTAAGCAGAAAGACCTTGGAAATGCTATTGATATAGAGAATAAAATCTAGGACACAGAAACTCAAATCAAAGATAAAACATATGAAATGAACTCCATTAAGGAGGAGAAGGAAATTTCTCTCATCAAGCAAAATGATACCAATGATGACATTATTGAACTTACAAAACAGCTTAATAAAGTAGAAGATTCTGGAATTACAGATAAGAAATCGACTGAAGAAAAGATAGCAAATCTTGAAAATAATAATGAAGATAACAAAAGTATGGTATCTGAACTTGAAGATTGGCTTTCAAAAAACTTTAAGAAAGAGCTTCCTTTTAATGAAGAAGAAAATATTGAATCACTTCAGAAAAAACTTGACAATGATAAGAAAATTTTATCTAATGCAGAAGATACTTTTAAGAAAATAAAAGAATGGATTGCTGTAACTCCAAAGTCTAAGGAAATTAATATAAGCGGATTTAAGGAGGAAATTGAAAACCTTAAAAACAAAGTTAGAGAGCTTAAAAATAAGCTTCCGACATACCAAGGCAAATGTTGTCCTACATGTGGTCATGTAGAGCATAAAGCAGACCCAGATAAAGAAGAAGAGTGCCTTGAAGATATTAAGATGAATGAAGAACTTATAGAGTATAAAGAAGGGGAGATTAAAAAAAATAATGATATTATTATACAAAATAAGAAAATAGACGATGAATTAATAAGAGCATCTTTATCTGAACAATCAATTTCCGTAAAAAAAGAAGCAAACAAACTCCTTCAAGATAAGATTAATTTAATCAATGGTTCAAAAGATATTATCGAATATAATAAGAAAATTGAAAGTCAATCTAAACAATTGTCAGTTGCTAAAAAAGAAATTGAATCAAATAATAATTTAATCAAGGAACTTGGTGAAAAAATTGCTAAGTTCGATGCCAACAATGAAAAAATTAAAAAGAACATAGAAATACAAGAAAAGATTAATTCAAAAACAGAACTCTTCAAGACATACAAGCTTGCTGTATTTAATTTAGATAATAATATTAATAATGTTTATGGTGAGATTAAAGTTCTTGAAAATAACAAAGAAAACTTTGGAGATAAACTTAAGGATATTAATAATTCTGAGAGACTGTTTAAGAAGTATTCTATATATCTTCAAGCAGTACATAGAGACGGAATACCAGCTGCAATTATTAGAAAAAAGCTTCCAATTATTAATTCAAAGATTAATGCAATTCTCTCAGAGGTTGTTGATTTCAAAATTGAACTTGATATACTTGCAAATGGAAATATTGTTGAAACTTTCTTTTTTAGCGAAGATAAGTGTGACGCACTTCCGTTATCATCCGCATCTGGCTCTCAAAAATTCATTGCCTCTATTGTAATTACTGAAGCTTTGAGATATATGAGCAGACTTACTAAGCCGTCAATTAGAATTATTGATGAAGGATTTGGAACTCTTGATGAAGAACTTACAATGGGCGTTGTAAATATTTTAAACTACTTACGTAATAAATATAAGAATGTGTTAATAATTACACATAGAAACGAAATTAAAGACTTTTCAGACAATATCATAGATGTTGCGAAGGTAACAGATGGGATTGAACAAGAAGTACTTGAGAACAATCCTAAAGGCTGGAATTTCTAAAATTACAATTACATAATGGAAGAACAAAATAATATCAGAAGAAGAGAAGAGTGTTGAAGAAACTTAGCAAGAGAAGCTATGGAAGCTATAGAGTAAAGCTAATCGTGTTTCGGAAATAAAAGAAAAAGAAGAAGCAAGGCTGGAAGAACAAAAACTTAAGGCTGAAATTGAGAATAAGATTAAACAGAAAATGAAAAAGGCTGAGAGAGAATTAGAGAAAGCAGAAAAGAATAAGCCAGAGGAAATTGATACTTCATTTATGGTTCACTGGAGTAATCCAGATAATAAAGGAATTCGATTTGAGGGGAATTATGATGATAAGTTCACTTTTAGAATTAATCGAGGAATAAATCTATTCCATCTATACGTTGAAGATAAAGAATTGATTACAGAGAAATGGCACCACAACTCACATACTTCAATTAATCTTCATACACTTAAAAAAAAGGCAGATAAAATATTGAAAGAATTTATTAAGAAGAAGAAAGATTCGCAGAATTCTCTTTAGCCTCTGAAATTTCTTGCTTAAATTTTATTTAAAAAAATTTTTTATGTTTTTCTTTTTTTCTTGGATTGGTTGGTCCTCATAGCCCAATTGGTCGAAGTCTTTATCTACTGGAATTGGTGTTTTAGATTTAATTGTTGGCTTAACTGGAGTTTGAGTAACAAGTGAATCTTGATATTGTTTAGCTACAGCTGGATTATATGTAGCCATTATTGATGTCATTGCTCTATCATTTGGATTAAATCCTGGAATATTATCACTAAAGAACCTTCCAGTAAACCACATAGACCTTGTATTATCACCTCTAAATAATCTCCATGCATTCATTCCATCTCTTTCAGCATCAACCTCAGCACTTCTATTTCCTGTTTCTCTTGCAGCTTTTTCAGATTGTCCTGTTATATGAAGCCCTCTAAAAACAATATTTCCATTTTTATCAGTTCCTATGGCTACAGGATGTATAATTCTATATTTAGCAACTGGCATTTTTGTTTTTTTATTATTTGTTTTAAAGAGCAGTCCAATTTCACGACCTTGATTAATAGCTTGTTTCATTAGTTCTATATTAAAAGGAACTCTCTCATTGCTTTTTCCCATAACTTTTGTCTTTTCTTCTGCAGATATTTCTAAGAGAAGAGATTCTGATAGAATTTCTCTAACAATTTTTCTAATATATAACTCTGTTAGATTTGACATTTTTTAATGGATTTCTTCTAAATTTTGATTTTTTAGGTTTTTTTTATACTATTTAGTTAAACCCATTGAAAAATGAACAAGGATTTAAACTATATATCTGTTAAAGATAAATATGCTGATAAAATACATATTAGTTTCAGTGAGTTCAGTTTGTTTAATCAATGTGGACATAAGCATTTAGTTGAGAAACATTTGAAGCTCACAGAACAAAAGATGACTGTACACTTATTTTTTGGTAATGCCATGCATGCTGCTCTTGAGAAATCGTTTAAGGATTCAATTGGACTTAAGAGAAGAATAGATTTTTTTAAGAGAACTTTTGCAAAAGATATGCTTGACAATATGAGAAACGAGTCAGGGTTCCGACAAGATATGAAAAATTTCCTTAAGCAAGGAGAAGACCTTCTAAACGCATTGTCAGTTGAAGATATATTTAAAAAATATAAAATCATATCTGTTGAGGAACCTATTTTTGAGCATGTTTACGAAAAGTATTACTTCAAGGGATTAATAGACCTTATTGTTCAAAATAGAGAGACTGGAAGGTATGTTATAATTGATTGGAAGACATCTGGTCAAAAATGGAACATAAAAAAGAAAATAGGAGACAGTATATTCATGTCTCAGATGAGGTTCTATAAATATTTCTGGGCAAGAAAAAACAATTATTCACTTGACGAAATAGATTGTGAATACATTGTATTAAATAGACTTAAGAATAAAAAGAAACCAGAGTCTGGTTGTGGAGGAATACAATATGTAGAAGTTAAATCAACTAAATATGAAATTTTTGAATCACTTCAGAAGTTAGCAGATACAATTGAAAGTATTCACGTTAATAAGGAATTTCCAAAGATAAAACATATAGGAAANAAATTTATTGGATGCATGTTNTGCAAATTTAAAGGAGGAAAGCATCCTTTATGCAATAATAATAAAAATCAAGACAAGCAATTATTGTTTGAACAAAAAACAAAAAATTATGAACAAAAAATTAATTAAAAAACTAAAAATGTCAATTGAAAAAAAATTTGAGAATGACATTAGAGATTCTATTGTAAATAAAATCAACGACAATTCTAAGGACAACATTAAAAAACTTAAAGAAAAGTTATATAATGAAATGACTAAGGAGCTTTTAGGAGAAGATGTTGAAGAAACAAATTCTAAAATTTATAAATACAAAGGATTTGAATTTGATGTAGATAGAATGAGTGAAATTGTTACAGGAAAGAAGAAGCCAACAATAGAAGATAGATTAGCTAACAAACTACGTGAAGAATCTAAAGTAAATAAAGAACTTTATATGACAGATATAATAGATATGATAGAAAAAAAAATAGATAAATCATCAGCTGAGAATTCTTCAAAATTTAATACTGAATATCTTAACAAAATAAACCCTAAATTATCTAAAGACAAAACACTTAAGAATATTACAAAAGTTGAAGACGGCTCTACTATTGATGATGAAAATAAATCTCCTATAATAAAGAAGAAAACTATTAGAGCAAATACAAAAATAGAAAACATCATTGATGATATATCAATTATTAAAAATCTTAACAATAACGACATCTCTCATTATAGAGATTTAAAGAAATTTGAAGATGACTTCACAGCTCTTAAGGGTATTGGAATTAAGAAGGCAGATAAAATTAATAAATACCTTAAAAGATAAGATATGGCATACTATAATAAACAAGAAATACTTGATTATGTTAGTGAGAATCTAAAAAAAATAGAAGCTAATGGATTAAAACCACTCAATCCTGAAGCCGAGATTATCAAGAAGCTAAACGATGAAGAAGATATGGTTGGATTCTTTTGGATTGAGCATAATGACGCAGACAAAGAAGGGGGAAAAATAAAGTTTGATGGTAAAGCTTGGTATAGAATATATTCTAATATCTATACTGATGATAGATTCGCTATTGACCTTTATCAGGCTATGAAGGCTGGTATAACCGTTTCAGATGTAATTAAGAAACGGGAGCTTGAGAAAGAGGCTGCAAAAAAAGAGATAGTAGATATTGATAATCTGGAACAAAAGATAAAAGAAAGCAAAAAAAATGGAGATTAACGAATTAGAAGAGTTAAGAGAGTTTGGCGAACTTGACTTATTATATAAGATGATTGATATTGCCGAGAGAACTAAAAAGAGAACTGAGCAATTTTTAAGAGGAAACAAAACTGCTGGTGTTGACATAAGACGCTCTATGCAAGATGTTCGTCTCTTGGCTGAACTTATTCGTGAATCTGTACAAATTAAAAAGGGAATAAAAAAATTAAAAATTGGAAAGTATAAAGGAGAAACTATTGAGTTAACAAAATTAGAAAAAGCCATAGTTAACAAAAAAGAAAGTATTAATAAAGAAGAAAGACAAATTAAGAAGGCTGAGAATCTCAGAAAGAAAAACAGAAGAGAGAGAATGCAATAAACTATTAAGTAATGGCNAAGAAAAAAGNAATAACTCCAGTTAAAATAAGAAAACTAAGAACNAATTATGAATTGAGATATGATTATCTTCCAATTTTAAATACCTATATTAAGACTTTTCCAAAGGAACATAGAAAAGTTCGTGTTGAAAATATTATAGACATCAATGGAAATCAAAAAGATGATTGGATAAGAATTATTAGAGAGGTTCAAATGGGAAATATAATTTCCTTTCTAATTGATAATTCAATTCCATTTATATTTGAAAATCTTTTACCAGAAGAACTTGATAGACTTCGTAATGAATATAGTGCAAGGCAGAAGAGAATTTCTGAAGCACTTAAAATGAAAGAAGCGTCTCTTACATTTGATGATATGGATTTTAGCTTCATGAAAAAGCCTCTTTATGCTTATCAAAAGCAAGCAGTTAAGTTTTTTGAAATTAATGAAGGTAAAGCAATTCTTGGAGACCAACCTGGAGTTGGAAAAGCTATGGATTTAGATTCATTAATATCAACTCCAAATGGATGGGTTAGAATGGGTGATATTAATATTGGAGACAAAATTCATAATAGATTTGGAGGAGTATCATTTGTTGATGGAATATATCCTCAAGGAAAAAAAGATTTATATAAAGTAACATTTAATGATGGTTCTTCTGCTAATTGTTGTATAGAGCATTTATGGAAGGTTAGAGATAAAAATAGAAGACAAAAAGGTGATGATTGGATTGTAAAATCTCTTGAAGATTTATTGAAATCTGGTATTACTAACAAAATTAGCCCAAGTAGAAAAAAAACAAATAGAAAACCTTTTCTTAAATGGGAAATACCTGTAGCAGATGCTGTTTTTTTTAAAGAAAAGAAATTTATAATTGAGCCATATATTTTAGGAGCATTAATTGGTGATGGATATATTTGTGGAGAAACCGTTGAAATATCTATACCAGACAATCAATTAAAGATTAAAGAGAATATTGAACAAATGTTGCCACCAGAATTCAAACTTTATGAAGACAGAACAACTGCATGTCCTAAATATAGATTTACAAGAAATCATTCTGTTGGAACAAATATTATAAATTCAGAGATAAAAAAATTAGGAATTAATATAAAATCTGGTTACAAATTTATTCCAGAATCATATTTAATTAGCTCTGTAGAACAAAGAATAAATTTATTAAAAGGATTAATGGATATAGATGGCAGTTGTAGTAAAAATAGAACAAATTTTCATACAACATCTAAAATTCTTGCCTTAGATGTTGTAAAATTAGTTCAATCACTCGGTGGGATAGCTAAAATAAACACTTATAATAGAAGTCATGAAAATAAATCAACCGAATATAGAGTTAATGTTAAAACTAATTTTTGCCCTTTTACATTAATAGATAAAGTTAGTCAGTGGAATCCAATTAAAAAAAATAGAATATCAAGATATATTTCTAAAGTAGAGTTAATTAAAGAAAAAGTAGAACAACAATGTATTTCTGTATCTTGTTCAGACCATACATATCTAACAAATGACTATATTGTAACACATAACACACTTCCTCCAATTGCATATGCAGCGAAGCATAAACTAAAGACTCTTGTAATTTGCCCAGCATCTCTTAAACTTAATTGGAGAAAAGAGATTCTTAGTTTTTCTAATGAGAAAGCTTACATATATAAATATAAGCCAACTAAGAAAAGTGGAAAAATTAACTATAATAAAGATGAAAGTTTATTTCATATTATTAATTATGAATTAATCCAGACTTATATTAAACTTGAGTATAAGCACGTATGCCAAGGGAATATAATTGTTCCTGGAAAGGGTACTAAGAAATGTGGGTGTGAAATTATCGACATTGTAAAAAAGCATGATAAGTGTGAAGATTGTAAGAATACTAATTCATTTAAGTCAAGAATTAAGGGATTGGTCTACATTCAAGATAAGGACGGAAGCATTCTTGACCCAGATGACTATGACATGGTTGTAATTGACGAATTCCATAGAATCAAGAGTGTGAAGACTGATTGGACTCAAATAATTAAAAGAGCATTTAGAGATACGGTTGATAAGAAAATATTAATGTCTGGTACAGCAATTAAATCAAGACCAATGGAGTTTTTCTCTGGACTTAATTTTATGGACCCAGATATGTGGAACTCATCTCACGACTATGGACTTAGATATTGTGCAGCCTACGAGAATAATTTTGGATGGGACTATAAGGGAGCATCAAACCTTGAAGAGTTATTTACCAGAATATCTCCATACTTCCTTAGAAGGCTTAAGAAAGATGTTCTTTCACAACTCCCACCAAAGACATATACTGAAATTGAAATCGAGCTTACAACTGCAGAGAGAAGGGAATATAACAAGCTCCTTAAGGAGATGAAAAAAGTTATTAATGAAGATGGAACTGAAGAAGAAAATGAACAGTCATATTTTGAAAAGATTCATAAACTAAAGCAGTTTACTGGAGGCATCAAGCTAAATAGAATTATTAAGGATGGAGTCGTTAGAGATATTACAAGCAATGGAGAAAAACTTGTTGTGATGTCTGATTATCAAATTCTTGCCGAGACTCTTCATAATGAATACAAAGACTCTTCTGTTCTTCATACTGGAAGCATGAATATGGATGATAAGCAATCATCTGTTGATAAATTTCAGGAGGATAAGAAAATAAATTTATTTTCTGGAATGATTGGAGCTTCTGGAGTTGGAATTACACTTACAGAGGCATCCAAACTTATTTTTCTTGGATTTGCTTGGACACCTGGAGATATGGAGCAAGCATCTGACCGAATACACAGAGCTACAACTGAGCATGACAACATCCAAATAATAACTTATATTTGTGTAGATACTATTGATGAAGATATTCATGAATTACTTATGCAAAAAACTCAAATTGTAAGTAAAATTCTTGATAATAAAGATTATGTTAATAAAGCTAAAAGAGGAGATGAAAATATACTTAAAGATTTAATAAATAAAATAAATAATTAACCAATAATTCACAGGTTATTATTTATTTTAAATTATTTATAATTTCAATTTTTTGTTTCTATTTATATTTGGATTGAGGAACCAGTCCAGCGTATCTCAACGTAAGCCATTTGGCTGTGCGTGATGCGTGGATGGGTCGTTCACTGTAAACAAACGCATATAACAACATATTATAATGGCAAAAAAAGAATTAACAATAACAGAGTTTAGAGCTATCATTAGAGAAGAAGCTATTAAACTTAAGAAAAGAATCGTTCTTGAAAACGAAAAAAAAGCTCTTAAGGAAGAATTAAAAAACATTTTAAATGAGTCTTGTATGGAAGAATGCGGACAAGATGGATATGAAACAACAGAATTGGAAGAAGTTATATCTGAAGGACAAAAGGATATTGAAAAAGCTTTAAAGATAAATGTTCAAAATTGGGTTAGACAGGGTGCAATAAAACAACCTTCACCAGAAGAAATAGAAAACATTAGAAAACAAGCTGCTGAAAATAATTGGGAAGGTAAGATTTCTATTGCTGGTGGACAAAAAAAACAAGTGAAAGATAGAAGTGGAAGAATTCGAAATATTATAACAGGAGGTGTATTATCATACACTCCAATGACAAATAAAAGTAAAGTTCAAGGATTTGGACATGGAGCTCCAGGTGGAAATTTTTCAAATAATTAAATTATAAGCATAAAAAAGGTCTCAAAAATTTTGAGACC